GCTTTGATATATGCCCCCGACACTGCTACAAACTTAAATAACCTCATTTATGTGCTAACTAGTCAAGGTGTGGTAACAGTTTCTGAAACTGGTGTTGGAGTTATCTCAAGAAACATTGAAAACAAAATTCAAGAAATAACCAACGCAAAATATAACTACAAGCTTATGAGTTGGGGAATGTCCTCTGAGTCAGACAGATGCTATATATTATGGCTTCCTGAAAAGACCACAGACCAATTTGCGACACAAGCTTTTAGATACAACACTTTCACAAGAACATGGACTCGCTGGACTAAACCAGCTAACTGCGGAGTTGTAAATCCAAGCGATGATAAGATCTATTTGGGAGACTCTTCCGGAAGACCTTATGTTTTAAAAGAAAGAAAGAATTATGAAAGGCAAGATTACGCTGACAGAGAAATAATTAGAAGTCTAGGGTCTGGTGCTATAATTGGAACTACTTACATTCTATCCTCTGCCTCTGAGTTAGTGGCAGGAGATGTTCTAGCTCAGCTTCAATATCTAGATATAAATAAGTTTAATAGAATCTTAAAGAGACTAGACAGAGATGGATTCTCTTTCTCAAGCATAAAATATATAACTTTAAAAGCAGTTATCGGAGACAGTCTAGCTTTAAAACTTTCATTGTTAGCTTCTAAGCTACAGTCTGATGGTGTAATGGTCCCGTCTCCTTCAAGTTCAGACGATGTCTATGACATTAGAGATGACTTTAACGACATGGTAAATTACTTAAATACTCCTACCTCTGGAACTAATCTTAAGGGCTATAAGTTAGCAACAGATGAGCTAATTTATGAAACTCTTATAACTTCTGTAAACAGTAAAAATAACTCAATTGAGGTTAAGTTTACAAACAAGTTTGTGCAAGGGAATGTTTCTGTGTTTAAGGGAATTAAGTGCTTAGTGGAATACGCTCCGCAGCACTTTGGAAAGCCTGAGTCTACAAAGCAAGTTTCAGAAGGAACTTTAATATTTGACCAGAATAATTTCTGGGGAGGGTCTGTTGCATACTCTTCTGACAGATCTTTTGACTTCACCTCGGTTGATTTCACAGCTAAAGGACCAGGATACTGGGACGGTTATAGCTGGGCGAATGTAACTTTTGGAGGAGAGGGTAATGAGGTTCCTGTGAGAACTTTAATACCTAGAGACAAGTCTAGATGTAGATACTTGCATGTGCAATTTACGCATATAAACGCAAGAGAGCAGTGGAAACTAATTGGAGTTAGTTTAGAGCCTCGTGAAGTTTCAACTAGAGGATATCGCTAATGCTCACTAAAGCTCTCTCCTGGTTTATTCTAGAAAGAAAACCAGAAACAACATTACTGATTTTTAAATTAGGATAAACCATGCCAAAGCTCAGTGATATCCGAAGAATTATCCCAGAAGATTATGACAAAGAGTCTCAGACAGTTGTTGAGGGCATAGCTGGCTCTTATAATGAATTTGCTGATGAAATTTACCAAGTGGTTAATGGCCAGCTTGATTTTGATAACTTAGCTAGAGCTAAAGTTAGCATTGACATTTCTTTTGACTCAGCTGGTAAACCAATTGGAAATTCAACTATATCCACTAACTTGTCTTATGTTTCTATGATTCACATAGGCAAGGCTCAAAACATAACCAACTCAGCTGTTAAGTTTACACAAGCTCCTTACATTGATTGGACTTTACAAGGCACTGGAGTTGTTAAGGTTAATTATGGAATTGGATTTGTTGCTGGATCTAAGTATAGGCTAGTACTAGAAATAATTCAATAAATAACTTTTGACATAGCTTCGCCTATATAGAGCCAAAAAACTCCTTCTTGCTAGACCATATCCTTAATGTGCTTTCAGCTATTTGGGGATAAGGCTTGGGCTGTTAACCTAAATTTAACTTTTAACACAAATCCAAGTTCACAAGTCTCTGTGCTTAACTCTCTGGCTTTCCGCTGGGTACTTAGTGGCTTTGCGACACCCAGTTGACTATTTCGTTTCCTACGCCGGGTCATATATCGGATTCGCTTGTAAATCCTCTATTTCACGGTCCAAAAGAGCAAAAAGTGAAGTTTTTAAACTTCCTTACTAGAATAACACATTTTTATTCAGTTAACAACCCATAACTTATTGATAGTATATTAAACACTAAAATAGTGATTTAACACCCTTATATTACAGAGGTTAAATAGCTATGGCAACTATTAGAGATGAAGAAGAACAAAAAGGTCAGGGTCTTAATCAAGCTTTAGGTCAACAGCCTCAAGCAGGTCAAGCTCAGCCACAAGAACAAAAACCTCAAGTAGAAGGTGCTGGTCAAGCTCAAATCGGAGCTTCCTCTGCTCCAAAAGCTCCTCAAGTTTCAATGCCAAAACAGCAAAAAGCTGGCACAGGAACTTTCGCCAATCTTAAAAGTTATTTACAAGCCGCTCAAGGCGGTGGTAAAGTTGCTCAAGCTGCAACTCAGCGTGTGCAGAATGTTGCTGGACAAGCTCAGAAAGGAATCCAGCAAGCTCAGCAAACTTTTGGTCAAAAAATGAAAGCTGGAAGTGGTTCTTTGTTTCAAGCTGGACAAAATGAAGAAGATGCTAAAAGGGCTGCACAAGAACAAACTGCAAATATTTTAGCTGCTGCTAGAGGAGTTACTTATCAAGCTCCGCAACCAGCTCAACCAACACAGCAACAAACTGAATCAAAACCTGCAGAATCTCAACCAACAGCTCCTGCTCAAACTCAACAATATTTTACACCAGAACAACAACAGCGTTTTGCTGAAATTATTAACGCACAATATCAAGGCCCAGAATCTTTACAACAAGCTGGACTTTACGAGCAAGCTGCTAGAAAAGCACAGACAGCTCAACAGGCTGTTCAACAAGCGCAATCTGTGGAAGGAAGAGCACAACTTCTTAGAGATATCTTTTCAAGAAACAGGGATTATTCAAGAGGACAATCTAAGCTTGACGCATTGCTTTTAAACACTTCTCAGCAAGGTGTAGAGCAGCTCCAACAAAAAGCTCAGCAAGCTGGAAATATCCAACAACAACTTCAGCAAGCTCAGAATTTATCTGCCAACGAAGCGGCGCAAAGAGCTGCAGCAATTGAGCAAGTAAGATCTGGAGCTAGAACAGCTTTTACAGAAGCTAGAAAAGCTGAAGAAGATGCGGCTAATGAAAGAATAAAGCAAATCCAAGATAATTGGGAAAAACTTCCAGAGTATTTTAAAGAGGCGTTGAAATCTGGAAAACAACTAAGTCAGCAAGAAGCTGATTTATTAGGAGTAACAGCCGGAACGGGATTTTATAATTTAACTCCAGAACAAATTGTACAAACGAATAAAGCAGAAGCTGCTAAATTAATTTCTAAAAATGAACTTAGTCGTCAATTAGCATTGCAACAACTTGCTGCCTCAGATGTATCTAAACAACTTCAAAAAGGTTTATTATATACAGATTTAGAAAAAGCTGGAACACAAACTGCTGCAGATGCTATTAACAAACAAGCAATAAAAGATTTATTAACAGCACAAGAAGAAAGGTTTAAAGAAACAGCATCTACCCAAGATATAACAGGGTATGGAAAGAAAAAACATAAAACTACTGGTAAAAAGTATTATGCAGAAGAAACAGCTAATTTAAAAGATGTCCTTGAAAGAGCGGGGTATGATTTTAATAAGCAGTTAGGTTCTACAGCTAGAGGTGATGTAGTTACAGATGTAGATCCAAGCACGTTAGAAAATATCTGGGAACAGTCACTAACTCCTAGATTTACACCAGAAGCATCCATCTCTCCTTATACAGATGATAGTACCTTAGCTAAAAAAGCTGGTTATGCCTACGCTGACTTATCTTCTATGGGAATAACTGCTGGACTTCGTTCACTAGGATTAGACGTTACTGGTGGTTTAATGAATACTGCTGACAATCTACTTGGTACTAGTATTTTTGGAGGAGGAGGTCCGTCTTCTAAATATGCTAAAAATACTGCAAAAAGATTGGCGCAGGAAGACCTGCAAAGAAATGTAGAAAAAGAATTACAAAATGCTGGTTTTTATAATAGAGCTTTAGTTGGAGAAACTGAAGAAACAAAAGCAAGACAAGCTGCTTTAGCCGCTATTTTAGCTAATCAGGAAAAATATCGTGGCTAGTTTATACGCACAGTTTGTAAAAGAAACTGTAAACTGGGAAACTCTTGAGGACGAAGATAGCTTTGTAACTTATGAGCTACAGGAAGTTGGTCCAGTTAAATGCTTAAAAGTTATAGAAATGTATGTTGCTCCACAAGTTAGAGGAAATGATAAGTGGAGAGATTTAATGATTAAAATAGAAGAAATTGCTAGACAAGAAAAATGTAAGACAATTTCTGCTCAAATAAGTAAAAGTACATCTGAGTTTACGCAACAAAGAACGGCTCATTTATGTCGGTTATTTGGAATGCAACATAGTTACGAAGATGTGTATCAAATTGTATATAATAGAGGTGTGAGATATGAGTAAGAATGCTGGAAAAAGCGAAATGAAACAAGCCAATAGGCTTATGCGAGATAACATTGCTCGTCTAGAAGCTATTGGAATTCCAACAATTGAAGCTCAACAAATTGCTTTACAAAGCCCAGAACTTGTGGGATTATTAGAAGCTGAAGCATTAGGCCCATCTCGTCTTGAACAAGTTGAAATGGACCCAAGATTACAGGCTGCACAAATGGCTGCTTTAGAAGGCATAACAGGAGTTGCAGAAGCTGGTGGTCTAGATGCACAATCTAGACTAAACATAGAGCAGGGATTAGGAAGAGTGGCGGGAGCTGAACAAGCTAGACTGCAACAGCTTAGAGAAGATCCAACTCTTGGTCAAGGTCAGAGATTAGCTTTACAAGCTCAGGCTGTACAAGGAGCAGGTCAGTCTGGAAAAGATATTGCTTTACAAACTGCAGCACAAGCTCAACAAGCTCGTATGGCAGCTTTAGGACAACAAGGAAGTATGGCTTCTCAAATGTCTCAACAACAATTAGCATTAGCTGGACAGAAAGCATCTGCAGCAGACGCTATTGCTCAGTTTAATGCACAGAACAGACAGGGTGTTTCTGCTCAAAATTTAGCACAAAGACAAAGCATTGCTAATCAACAAGCTGCAACAAAAAATCAGCAAGAGATGTATAATAAAGGTCTTATTCAGCAACAATTCCAGAATCAAATGGCGAAAGCTACGGGAGTTACTGGAGCGCAATCCTCTTTAGCACAACAAATGCAACAGCAAGCAGCGGCAGCTCAAGGAGCACAGCAAGCTCTGGTTGGTGGTTTAATTAAAGCCGGAGCTACAATCGGAGGAGCTATGATCGGAGGCCCTGCAGGAGCTGCTGCAGGAAGTACAGTAGCAGGAGCAGCGACTTCCCAACCTCAAAATACTAACTATGCTGTAAACTGGCAACCTGGAAAAAATCCATACGAGAATATAGGATAAATTATGGCAATTGATTATAAAGCATTAACAGACTTGCTTAATCCTAAAGAAGAGGAACGACTTTTCTCTCCAATGACTCCAACTCAAGACCAGCTAATGACTCCAGCTAATCCAACTCCAGAACAATTAGCTTCTATCATGGAGCAACAAGCTCCAGAACCTGAAGTCAAAACTCCAGCTCAACCAGTTGTAAAACAAAGTGCTCCAAAAAAAGAAGCTGTAAGTTCAGCTGAAGATAAGAATCTCCCACCTTTCCCAGAAGCTCCGATGTCTAAATCAGAAGCTTTAATAGCAGAGTACAATAAACTGCTAGGAAAAGGTGAACAAGATTTGGCAGAAGCTAGAAAGCGTGACAGAATGCTAAAAGTTGGCGGGGCTTTGGGAGATGCGTTAGCAACTTATCTTAATGCTCAAGGTCAGATGAATGTCAAAGCTCCCGGAGTGCAAGTTCAGCAAGGAGCTGGTCTTGGAGAAATTGCTAGTATGTTTGCTACAGCTCCAGAAATTGCAAGTGATGTTGCAACAAGACGAGAAGCTATGATGAAGCAGTATGCGGAATTAGCTAAGGGAGAAAGAGCGCAAGCACGACTTACTTCAGAAGAATCAAGAGCAAAAACAGCAGATTTAAGAGCTAGAGAATTAGCTCAGATGCAAATTGAAGGTAATTTAAAAGCGGCTGGAATTAGAGCTTCCGGAAAAGGTGAGCTGACTCCTTATCAAGAAATGATGCAAGAAACTAAAAAGAATGAAGCAATTGATAAGAAAACTCAAAAACTACAAGCAGATTTACAAAGTTCACAAAACGTAGCTACTACCGTAGATAGTATTGAGCAGGAATTAGGTTTTAATTTAGATGATATAGATAGCACAGGAAAGATTAAAGGTAAATCTATAGATATTCCGGGAGTTTCTATCCCAGGTATTGGAAGAACTACTTTTTATAGTACCGGAGCTAGAGATTTAGATTCTACTATGAGTAAATTATTTAACGTAGAATTAAAAAATAGATCTGGAGTTGCTGTAACTCCACCTGAATTACAAAACTTAAAAAAAGAATTCAATGAAGGAAAGTTTAATACAGAAGAAGAAAAATTAAAAGCTATGAAAAGATTTAAGGAAGGACTTAAAAAAGCCTTTGCAAATATTGAAGCAGGATATCCAAAAGAGGTTGTTTCAGAATACCAAGATCGAGGAGGATTTACATCTAATAGATTCAGTGGAACTTCAGAAAGTGTACAAAAATCTGAAAAAGATAAAGAAACACAAGATTACGCAGATAAATATTTTAAAGGGGATTACGATAAGGCTTCTAGATTTTTAAAAAATAGAGAAGGTATTTAATGAATTCTAAATTCGCACCCCCAACGGAAAAGGAATTAGAGGCATTTGAAACCTCTGAGTCAAACTTAAAATCTACCTACTCCCCACCAACAGAACAGGAATTAAAAGCCTTTGAAGATTCTGAAAATAATCAATCCCCTAAAACTACTGCTGCAGATGAAGAGCTTAAAGCTCCATTAGCTGGCTACTTAGCTGGAAAAGCAACTCAAAGAGGTATTGAAAAAACAGGAGAATACGTCGAAAAAGGCTTAGAAAAAATAGCTCAGATGGGAGGAACATCTCCAGAGCAACTTAAAGTTATTAAAGAAAACTTTCCAGAATTTAAAGCTACAAATCCGGTACAAGAAGTAAATGATCTTTTAGCTCAAGCTAGGGGTACAAATACTAGCATCAACCAAATGTATGAACAAGCCGGAGAGTTATTAGCTGATAAGAAAATCACTCCAGATGACTTTAGGTCACTAGTAGAAAAGGCGGCTTTAGAACAAAATAAATATGGTCAACCAACTTTTGCAAAACCAATATCACAATCAGAAGTTTCTAAAACTTTACAACCAGCCATAGAATCTACTCAGGAAGTTGTAAAATCCAAGCAAGAAAAAATGCTTGAAGAATTTGCTGACCTTAAAGCAAAAGAAGCAGTTACCAAAGCTTCAGAAATGTCGTTAGGTCAATTACCTCAAAAAACTGCAGATCAAATAGCTAAAACTACAAAAGAACAAGTTTTACAAAATCCCCAAGCATTTGACTTTAAAGGAATGACAGCTCAAGAAGCTTTTCCTATTTTTCAAGAGCAGCGAGCTAAGTTGATATCTGTGGAAGAAACTCCTTTAGCAGAGATATTTCCTTCTTTAAAAGGAGTTGGAAAACTTGATCCTCCAGAAGAAGCTGCTTTTAGAAAAATATTAAATATTGGATCTGCAGATATTCGCGGATATGAGTTGCAAGAAAAGCTTAGACAATTAAGAGGCAGGGGTTTTACAGAACAAGGTCAACTAAGTGAAAAACCAGCGGCGGCAACTTCAACTCAAATAAGAAAAAAAATATCAGAACTTTCTCCCGAAGCTGGAAGGTTGATGGAAGCTGAAAATGTCGAATTATCTAAACTTGAAGCTTTAGAAAAAGCAGGATATATTAAAAGAGTTGGAGAGGGTACTAAAACAACAATTGACATGCCAGATTCTCAAATAGAAAATATAGTTAAAGATTTATCTACTTCTTATGATAAAACTAGTCCAACAAATGTCATAGAAAATATAGAAGTTTTAAAAAAGTATTTGCCAGAGGATAAATTTAAAAAGATTCAAATGGCTGCCTTAAAATTAGCAGAAAAGAAAGGCGGAGGAATTGGGTATGTTAACGCAAATATAATCAACCAAATACTGCAAAGTATAACTACTAGAAGTGTATCTAGAGGAGTAGCAACTTTACCAGAAGCTATTTCTGCGGCTTTACCTAGTGTTGTAACTAAAACTGCAAAAACAATAGGCAAGGGTGCACTTAAAGCACTACCATTCGGAGGGGCTGCCGTTGGAGCAATTGCTGCACAAGCCGCTGAAGAAGCCGCATCTCCAGAAACATCAGGGGCTTTACCTACAGATATTGAAACCAGCGATGTTAGAAATGCTCCGATTGCAGTAAGTCCAAAATCAATGGAAGGGGTACAATCTACGTATTGGTTTGAGCGTGGAATTCGTGATCCAGAAGAACAATTGCAAAAAGCAAGACTTGCTAGTTTTAAACAGGGTTTAACAGAACGTGGATATGAATCTTATGATAAAACTCCATCCGCTTATGAAAAGCCAGAGGTTAAAGCTTATAAAGAAAAAGTTATGCAAGCAGAAAAGCTTGGCGCATTAGCTCCAACTTACGTAGAAGCTCCAAAGACGCAAGTTCTTAAAGCTGATAATCCAGCCGAAATATCGTCTGTGGCACAAGCTATGCAATCATCTCCAGATAAGGTGTCTCAAGAGTATAGTCGTGTTTTAAGCCAGATTGTAGACGCTCCAGCCTCTCAAAAAGAAGCGGTGTTATTTGGATTGAACCAACAACCTGCTTTCAGAGAGTTAGTGCGTAAACTTAAAGACGAGCAAAAGACAGAAGAAGAAACACCCTTAATATTAAAAGGTCCAGCTTAGAGGAATGTTATGGAAGAGAAATTAGATAAGATCGAAGAGAAGATAGATAAGATAGACGATAAAATATCTAGTATTGACATTACCTTAGCAAAACAAGCTAAAGACTTAGAGCATCACATATATCGCACAGATCTTGCTGAGCAGAATATTGAGCTTATTCGCCAAGAAATGCAGCCTGTTAAAAAGCACGTTGCTTTGGTTGATGCAAGCTTAAGAATTATAGGAGCTTTGGCTTCTGTAGTAACTTTTATTGCCGGAGTTTATAAACTACTTTTTTAAGGTAGATAATAAACACTGGGATTAATAAAAGCCCTATAAAAGACTCTGTTAAATCATCGCTTAAAAACAGCTTAAAAGAATTTACAAGTATTATTACAATTGAAATTAGTCTAACATAATTCATTTGCTTACACATCTTCCCTTAAATAAAATCTTTTTAGTCTTATCTTCTGTTTCAATCATAGAGTTTAAAGCTTTTAAACAACTGCTATAACTATCAAACTCAATAGAAGTTATACTAGGCATATTATTTGATAAAGCTAGTAATATTAAAATAGTCATTAAGATAATTCCTTTATTAAAACTCTACACTCAACGCATGAGTTATTATTCCAATAGATACTAAGTTGTTAATTTTAATATTGTCTGTTATTGGTATCTTAAAATTAACGCCAACAACTGGAGTTATCCCACCAAAACTAGGAGGTATAATTCCTCTTTTTTCAAACGCTTTGAAGTTAGTGTTATACCCACCCAGCATAAAGTCAACATTGTCGTCTAGTTTAAAACTTGAGATTGGACCCACTATATTCGCACAGGCAGAATCTTTTCCTTTTAAAATACCAATTTTAGCGTTAGCACTTCCAGCCATAGCTATTATGTATTCGTTATGGATAGTGCCGACGTTATTTATCGTTTTGCAATAATTTAGTGTCGGAGCCGTGTAGTGATGGGTTATTCCGCCATACATTAGAGATATCATTAAACCTATCCTTGTTAAGTCCTGCGTACAGTTTATGACACGCTAAGAAGCCTAACATAAAAGAAAGGAATAGACAAGAGATAAAAGTGCCAAAAGTCATGTCTTTCATGATCCAACAATCCAGTGTTTTGTGTTCGGAGAGTATTTAGGCAGCTCGCTCCCGTCAAACAAAGCCTTGTCCACAAATCTAATACGATACTGAGGGTAAAGCATAAGATAGCCATCATTGGTCTGAACAGCGTGTAACTGTTTCCAGTGAGTAGGGTGGCGAGAAAATCCTTCCCCAACAAAATCTACAGTGAATAGATACTTTCCAGCCGCCGCTATTTCATTGCCCAAAACTTCACATTCAGCATACCTTAAATTTTCTATTGTAAAAACTTCAATGTCGTCGCTAATACAGTCCCACATCTGAGCGTCTTGCAGGTTTAAAACCCCATTAAACTCGTCTTCTCTGAAGGTAATGGCGTGGGCAGGTAGCCCAGTAAAAAGAGCACCATTGTCCAATAAAACGGTAAACTGGAGGGCTTGGTTCTGCCTACCTCGGACAGACATCAAATGTCCACCAGTCTTGCCATAAAAACTGGAATTATCATCAAAAAGAAATCTGTTCCACACAGATACTCTAATCGGAGGTAAGTTAGCATTATTCATTCTCTGACTCCCATGCGTTATCCGATATTCCTAACTTAGGAAGTTCACATCTTGGAGGAAGCATTCCTTGATTTTCAATTTCTTTTAACAGATCGTCAACATCTATCCAAGAAATATCAGCGTTAGCATTTCCTGTCGAAAGGGCTTGCATTCCTATATTTAGTGCAATTATTTTAAGCATCACACTTCTTTTCAAAATAATTCCCTGCCTAAGCTTGTGTTAATTAAGTCGCTAATTGTGTGCAAAATAACAACATGATCACCCGGTTCTAAATAAGAAGTCATATCGTTGATGAAAATTAGCTCATCGCCTTCAATTACATAATCTATCTTATCGCATATTATAATTCCATGGGTTATAACCCTGTCTACAAACACCGTCCCAAAAGGAAGCTTTATCCTATCCACAAAAGAAGGAGCTAGAGTTATGTCAGTGTATGACTTAATAAATCCACTTGGTTTTTCCACTAAGTACCACCGAAGAGTCTAATATAAATTGTTTAGGTTTAATCGCTAAGCTAGGAGCTTCGAACTGAGCATTTAGTAAAGCCTCGTCCAGAACGCTGTGCAAACCTCTAGCCCCTAATCCCTTGTCTATAGCTTTTTGAGCTATGATATTAATAGCACTGTCATCTACTACAAGCTCAATTTTTTCGCTCAAAAACCATTCTTTAAACGAGTTTAGGATAGACCCCTTAGAGTCACGAAGGATCTTTCTATAGTCGTCAAATTTAAGCTCTTGAAGCTGCGTAATGACCGAGAATCTTCCAAGAAACTCTGGGATCATTCCAAAGTCTGTGAGGTGTGCTATTGAAGTGGACTCAAGTCCAACAAAAGCTCCTGAGCATATAAATAAAATATCTTTAGTATTCATCTTCCTGTCGTACTCGCCATTTTGCGAATACTTAGAAATGTACGGAACTTCGCTTCCTTCCAACAGTTTTAAAAGAGCTTGTTGAACTCCAAGACCGTTAACATCGGCTTGATTTCCGTCCATTGACTTTTTTCTGAGCTTATCAATTTCATCTATGTAAATAATAGACTTGGCTGCTCTCTTCTCGTCGCCCTCGCAAATACCGATAAGATCTGTGATTAATTCTTCTACACTTCGTCCTTGATATCCGGCAGAGGTAAACTGAGTAGCGTCGCTTGTCAAAAAGCTAACTCCTAGAATTCTTGCTAATATTGAGACTATATAAGTCTTTCCACAGCCAGTTGGTCCAATTAATAGCACGTTGGATTTTTTTATAGAACTGCCGCCCATTCTTTTAAAATGGTTATAAGCAGCCACTGACATGGCTTTTTTAGTCTTGTCATGACCAATAACGTATTCGTCTAATTCTTTTTTAATTTGCTCAGGTGTTTTCATTTTTCAACTGGGTAGATTGGATTTTCGTCTTTATCAAAAAATTCTAATACAATATTACCTTTCTCATTTTCTTCTAGCACATAGTACTCAATAATGGACGGGTCTTCAAACATGTGGGCTATATCATTAAAGTCAATATAACACTCCCCAGTTTGCTCATCTTTCTTAACTTTAATGCTGCTCATTCTTCACTCTCTGTAATTAAATCTTCTATTTTTGTATCACCATACTCATCTAAATCAGCTATGTTTTGTATGTCTTCAAAAGATTCAATCTGAACGCCTTTCGAGCAATTATTTTGAATATCGTATCGTCTCTTATAGTCGTCAGAATTAATATCTCTTTGTTGCCAAAAATCCCATGCTAAGTTACCAAGAGATTTACTTTTTGCATTAAATGAATCTATAGCCGTTTGGACATCTTCTGGAAAGAATCCATTCTTTTTATAGAAGTTAACATTCTCTTTCTTTTTAGTCAATGCTTTTGCTTTTTTAAAAAGCTTCATTGACTCATCGTCAGTAGTAAAAGTGCTATGTACAAATTCTTTATAAAACTTGTCAAGCCATTCAATTTCTTGCTTATTCATAGGTCTGATAACTTGATCGCCGTATTCATTCAAAACTCCATTTGTGTATGAAGTTTCAATGAACTCTTTTCTGTGCGCTCTAGCACCCTTTCCATTTATAAACTGAAATTTCTTTTTATGCTTTTTTACTTTGCCAGTGTTGTTTGTCATATTGTTTAGCAGCCTTTAGAACTTCCTCATTAGCATTAAATATTCCCGGTTTTAACATATAATATCTTTGGTGATTTTTTCTATAGTCAGGAAAATGCTTTCCAAAAGTTTGAAAGAAAGTTATTTTTTTAGCTTTCTTCTTAGACTGGTCAGCTCTCCAAATACAGCGATACACATAAAATATTAAGTAATTGGGAATTGCTTCAGTTCCAGATTCTACACCTAAGTCGTTTATAAAGTCAACAACATCTCTGTTATCTTCTTTACTTTTTCTTCCAGTCTTAGGCTTTTCTTCTATAAGCTTTAACAATTCCTCAATTGACTTTCCCATATATACCTTAAAAGTTTAAATGAATTCTTCTTTTACTAGACTGAACTTTCTTAATAAAGCTTCCTCTATTCTGAGACTTGAATTCTTTAGAAAAAGAAAATCCAATAGGTCCAGAGATTAGAGGACATTTAGAAAACGCCACTTCTGCAGAACCAAAGATAGTATTAAATTGTTGGATATATCTTCCCTCAACTAATTTCTTATCACATCTTACATCTGCTACTGCGTCTGCGTTTCTAGTGTCTACGGCTTGTTGACCAAAAATCCACAATTCATTAACGATAGAAGATTTATACGCTTCAACATCGGTCTTTAATCTAGAAGCTGCCTTCCTATTCATTTGTTCTAAAAGCCCTTGAATATAGCCAAGTCTGGAATTAAGCTCTCCAGGAATCTGTCCACCAATACCAGATACAGCCCCTCTATGACTCATTAGAGTCCCTGATGGAGTAATATATCTTGTTCCAAGTTCTTGAACGACTTGATAACCCATAGATGCTGCGAATAAAGTAACAGTATGAATTGGTCTTTTAAGGCTTTTAAGGCTATCAATAAAATTTAATCCAGCTACGACTGATCCTCCCGGAGTATCCATAACAAGATAAATAGGTTCTGATCTAGCTAACATATTATTTTTAGAAAAGATTTCTAATTGTTTTTTAGCAACGTATTCACTAGTAAAAGCTTGATTAAATGAAACTGAATTTCTTTCCGTTAATACAATATCTACTGGCTTTGCAAATGCCGTACTGCATAATAAAGTTAATGGGATTAAAAGTTTACGCATGAATTCTCCAAATAATAATAATCAAACACTATTGTTTGTAATAATTTTATAACATAGGTGATAATAAAAAACAATATTTATTTTTAATATTTTTTATTTTCTTTTCTGGCTTTTGCCCTATCGCCACGTTCAGCTAAACTTTTACTTTTGTGACAGAGCCAACATATTGATTGCACGTTATCTTCTTCACAAAATAGCCGCTGTATTATTTTATTCCAATCTTTAGCTTTTCCAGAATCTTCCACAGGTATAACCGGATCTATGTGATCTACATCCATTCTACCAGCAATAGCTGCTGGATGATCAACCTGTATTGCGTCTATGGAACGTTTTCCAGTATAGATAATTTGCTGACAAAGGGGGCACTGGTGCAGTTCTGGACCAATCTTAGTTTTTCTTTTCGCTTTTAGTATTGGAGGCCACTGCTTTGTCAATTTTCTTAGGGATGACATTATTTTGGCTTCGAACTTCTTGTCCATCTGACTTCTCCACTTTCTTTTCTTCTACCTTAGACTTTTCTTCATGTCTTACAACTTTATCTTTAATAGCAGTTAACCCCATATCTTGTAGCTTATTAAACTCATCAACCTGAGGAATTGCCTTTCCATTGAAACTGCTTCTAAACCAATTTCCAACAGTGGCTATGTATAATTTATCGTCCTCTGTTTGAATAAGCGTCCCAGAATTATTGGATAGTATGGTAGCTTTTTTTGGCGTAACAAAGTCTGCGTTAGACGCACTTACTGCTTCGCTATTTAACACTTGCTCTAAAGTTATTCTAACACCTTTAACCACATTACTCATTTACTTCCTCCACTATTTCATATTTATCACCTAGTATTCTCATATAATAAGAAGTCTCATCGACAGCCACCTTATTACATTTACAGCTAACAAACTGACCATAAGTTCTGGAGAATATTACATCTCCACAATTTAAACATTTTACTTTTGTTGGATTTTCATTCATTTTTTTAATACACTCCTATAACCACATCCAGTTTCACAAATTTCAAGTTTTCCAAAAGGCAAATCTGATATCTTTAATACAGCTCCACAATTCGGACATTCTTTTGTTACTGGCTTTTTTACTTTTACTACAACCTTATCTTCCTCAACTTTTTCTATTTTATTCGACTTCTCTAAATTACGCAACATCTTTTTTAATTTAGCTACTTCCTGCTTTAAGTCCTTAACTTCTCTTTCAAGTTCATACTCTATTTCCAAACTCGGTTTGCGATTCCTTCCCATTTGTTTCCTTTATGGCGTAGTTGTATATTATAGATATGAAATAAGTTTATCTTTGTTCCTTAACTTCATATACCCTTCCATCAATATAAACAAGTTTTGTCTTAAGACTAGTTTTAGAAACAAACTCAGTAGTTATTACATAGGCTGAGACAATCATCATTACAAGAAAGCTTATGTAAAAGCCTATTAAGAAACTTGTAGTGCATTTGATTAATCTCATTTCTTTTCAACCTCGGAAATAAGCTTGTCCAAATAAACCTTAGCTTTTTTTAAATCTTCAATGCCATTCTTTTCTTTATAACGCCACAAATATTTTAAAACATTGCCTTCCAAGAAATTCATTTCCTGATCTAGAATAACGTCCCAGCACTCTAATTTTCCGCGCTTATTATATCTATCAGGCTTTTTAATGTCTTCCAACTTTAACCCCTTTTTAACTAAGTCTACAACGCTATAGTGTGGTACAGTAAGTGTATATGCTCCAGTATCATCAGTGCAGTATATTGAAAGGGATATGCTATTTATACCCTCAACTATGGCTGTAATTCTACCATTTTTTAAACCAGATGGGTAGTTAAATTTTACAAAATCTCCAACCACTAAAATTCCACAAGTAGAGTGAACTCCATTATTCATACTTTACCTCATCTGCTAATTTATTTAACATACTGATAATATCCCTCTCTTCTACAGAAAGCCATTCAGAAATACCTTCTACACTTTCTCCACAAATGTACAACATTCCAACTCTCCAAGATAGATCATACATATACTGCTTTTGTTCTAAAGCCATTCTTACATTAGACTTTGAAGGCTTTCTAAATACAAGTCTATGAATTTTAAATATAGTTTTTACGATCATTTTTTATTCAGCACCAAAAGTTTGTTGTGTATAAAATCAGCTTCTTGTACGATCAATGGTCCAAACTCGCCAACTATCTCAGCACCTAAATCTTCCATGTCATCTTTTGTAAAATCTGGAGATGAGTTAGTGTTACTTTCTGAAATGTATATGTGGAATAGTTCATGCCTCACTGCACTCGTATCAAATCCCGGACGATTGAAATACACTTCTCGTTCTTTTACGTAAGTAATAGCATCAGAGTCTGAACCATGTTTTCTTTTGTAAGTGCTTCCAGACTCAAGATAAAAATGCCATTCTGAGCCTTTAATAATTCTGGATACAAATTTATTACTAGCCATTATAATTTCCCTAGATATTCTAATTTAGAAAAATTAGCAGTTATAGCATTATCATTCAAATTATAATCAATGTCAACTTCGAATTCTATGAGAGACAGCTCTTCGAGCATCTCAAGCTTTTCACCATTAAAATAGCAAAGATCACCACGATCATTTTTAAGATTAATGTAAACGCCTTGTTTCATAATTAATACCTATGGTTATGTCTTTTTCTACACTCGTCAGAGCAGTACATAACAGCATATCCTTTTTTAGTTTCGTGTATATAAAAATCACTCCCAATGTAGTGATTTATAAAAATAGCCTTTTGGGCTGATAAACTCATAACTATTTTAGAAGGTGCTTTTATAACTACCGAACACCTTCCACAAACCACCTGACCGTCCATTTTCTTTCTAACTGGCTGATTAACTATTTTACCGTCTATGTTATAAGACATTGTAACCTTTTTATAAGTTTATTTTTTATTCTTTACCACAGCCTCATAAGCTCTTATTGCATCAGCTACTCTAGCGTTACCCCTAGCAAACTTAGCAAGAGTTTCTACAAAAAGCTCTTCCATACTAAGCACATCAAATTGGTTGTATTTCTTCATACATTCCCAGGCTTTTCTATTACCCTTCATAGTCTGTTCCCAAAGTTCAAATCCCGGAAATTCCTTATGAGATTGTTTTTTATATTTCTTATTAAATCGCTCAGTCATATAGGCTAAACTATACCAAGGTAGTCGTAAATGTCTTTTAGCAATTTTCTTAGTATCTATAGTTTTGTACTCTTCTGGAATAGGTAGCTTATGCTCTGCAATTCGATTATTAATTTCTCCGTAATCAAACCCATCTCCATTTTGCCAAATAATAATATCAGCTTCTCCCATAAGTTTAACTAATGGTTTTAAAAGCTCTTTTTCATTCATTAGATCTTTTTCATTTCCACGCTGATCTTTATAGAAAACTTCTTTTTCCCCAATCCACTTAGCCGACCAAGAAAGAATAGCTCCGTCCTCAATCATCATATTATGGCTGAGATTTTGTTGCCACACACCCCAATGCCATGATTTCTTAGGCTTTGTTTCAATATCGACCAGTAACACTTTAGGCAATTCTCTTTCTACACCTAAAGCATATACATCAATTGCATGTTTAATAGAATCCGGAGATCTAGTGTAACTAAATTTAATTCTAAATTTCTTTGCAATTTCAAATCTAGAATAACCTTTCTTGTACTCATTAAGTACGAAGGTTATTTCCTTATTGCTCCATTCTTTTTTCACTCTAACTCCTTTAATAATCCAGTCTTCTTTTTAATTCTTGACTCATGAAAGTAAGCTTCTGGCATTCTACCATGGTATCCATTACTAGGTAAACAAAAATATGTATAAGGTCTGTAACTTTTTGCTACATGCAATACTCTATACTCTACATTATCTATCATTACTAATTCGTCTACTTTAAAACGAGGTGGTATTAGTTTCTTATAAAGAAAGTAGTAAAGTTGTACTATTTTATCAAAGTGTAATAATAACATATTAGCAGTTAGTAAAATAGCCAGTACAGTCATTGTTATCATTATAGTTTACTTGCCAATAATATTAGTGTTGATACGAACGTTAGGAACTGAATTATGACTTGTGCTATGTGTAGTTTTGCTTGAAATCTTTGTAGCTTAACTCTTTCTTCGTGATAATCAGGTTGTCTCATTAGTAATCCCATCGCCTTTTTTTTCCAGTTCTGGTATCTACGTGAATGAATCCCTTATTCCTACCATCACCCACGGCTTCGAAATAGTTTTCGCATATTAAATATAATTTGTCAAGCTTTTCTTTAGAACTTGCTGACGGACGAATATCTACGGCTTTGCCAAGACAGTGCTGACTAGAGGGGGCTCCACCAATCTTAGCATTGTGGGCTGGGGAACGATAACCAGATGTAATTGTTAGAGATTCTCCAAACTCTTCTCTGACAAGATCTAGCTTTTCTAATAAAACTGGATCAAGATAAAATTCTTTATCAGTGGAGTTTTCAAATTCTTTACTGGAGAAATATTTGGAAAGTTTCTTGTAAGTGCCTTTTTTCCAAGTAATCATTCATAACTCCTAAAATCAAAAGCATGTTTAATCTTAGCTATAAATGCTTTATACCACGGCATTTTATAACTCCATACGGTAGTAAAACCATTAAGAGCTTGCCAAAGTCCAGAGGATATACTCTTATCCAAGTAATCAGAAAATTCTAAAGTTTCTAAATACAATCTTTCTTCTCGCTTGGCTAGGTATATATGTAATCCAAATATATTAGAAAATCTGTAAATAAAAGCTTTAAATTTTAAAATCATAATTTCCTTAATGGATGATCTTCTGGAAATTCTGACTGCATAGCTATTTCTCTCTTAGGTCCACCATACTTTAGCCAAGGAATTCCGTTTGTAGGATTTCCAATCATAGAGTCTACTTTAGCCACAAGCCAGTATAGAGGATTAAATTTTCCCCATTTTTGTAGAATGAAGTGTCTGTCTGAAAGAGGAACTGAAAAAGCAAACCTATAAGTATGTTCTAGTTTATTCTGCCATAGGTAGTTTCTGTGCTTACCACGAAGCTCTAAAAACTGGCTTATAGTTTTGAATAGATTAAACTTAGGAATTGGATATGGGCTAAAATTCCAACCGTTTAAGTGATGTTGTTTTAAAAATCCTAGCGCAACCATCCCAAGAACTTCGTCTCTAGACATTGGGGGCAGTTCTTTATTAGGACTTCTGATTAAAGCTATACCATTGCCTAAGTCTTTGTTAGCTATCTTACAACCACTAAAACATGTAGCGAGTTTAGGATAGTTTATTTCAAGTCCAAGCTTTTCAGCGTAGGCGGTGTAAACCCAACCGTTGTTAGAAGAGGATTCTGTGTTCAAACAAGGCTTGTCGTGATATCTTCCATATTTATCTACATATTTATTAACACTCATAAAAGCTCCTTTTCTAAGCTAGAAATTGTTCTAACAAAAGTATCCTCTAAACATTCTTGAAAACTAACTTGTTGAGTAAGATCTTTATGTAACCATTTTATCTGCAACTCAGTTTTATATTTTTTTGTAATTAAATAGAACTCTTGTAAAAATGGGTCATACCAAATATCTCCGGATTTAAAACTTCTCCTTTTCCCACTTTTCGTAGTCTTCTTTTTTGACACCACATTTCTTGCAGTCATAAACTTTGCTCAAAATAAGTATAGTTTCCTTCCAATCGTGATAACAACTTTGTTGTCTCCATGCAATAGTGTCTTCTTTTTTATCAATTTCATGATATTCTGGATCTATCCACCACATTAGAACTCCAGGGATAAGCCTAGTCCTACCCTTTTAGTAGTATCAAAGGAACCGATAACAGAAAGATTACCAACTAAAGGTGCTTTTGTCAATATACCAATATGGGTATTTTTTGAAAACTGATCTAGATCCTTTAGGGCTAAAACTCCCACGGTTACTTTTGATGCTTTTGAAGTCTCTCGACTAGTGGTTCTATCTACGGCAACCTCTGTACTGTTCTGATTGGAAGTTTCTTCTGTAACGGTAGTCTCTGTTGTTGAAGATCCGTCTGGTTTTTTTTCTTCTTTTGTAGTAGTTGTTTTTTTAGACTGAGAACTACTTTGCGTACTTTCTTTATAAACGATAACTTCTTTTTCTACAACTATTGGATCATCCTGCAGTACAAACTTACCAACTAACAAACAACTTAGTCCAATAATTATTATCTTAACCTTATCCTTAATAAATCTCATACAACCTCAGGGTTTAAATATATTTAATTTGTTTAAAGCTTTTATAAACTTATCAGATGTCATCTTAGTAACACATTCCGCAAGCTCCATTTGTCTAGGACACTTCTGAAAATTCCACGAATTCAAAGACCAGTTAGACTCACAGAAATTGCAAAAGATATCGGGAGTTACTACTTCTGTTTTAGCCAATCCCCTGTAGGGAATTCTAAGGTCTGGAGCCACTGTAGTAAACCCACAAACAACTGGAACCTCTGTTGTAAACGCTAGATGAATAGGTCCAGAGTCCATTCCGACGACAGCTTTTGCTTGTCCCATAATTGTAGCAAGTTCTAGTAAACTTGTCTTATCCATTAGATTAACCCCAAATCCAGGGTATTCAAAATCTGTTTTGGCAAGACTGTTTTTCCAAATGCTTATAGCACCAGTCTTTCCGGCATAAACCGGAGTTAGACCTTTAGCAGTCACATACTCAGCTATTTTAACTATTTCAGAAGCTAGAATAGATCTTTGCTTATCTCTGTAAGTTGTCATGATAATAACAGAATTGCTAAAATCCACCCCAAAATGGCTTATATCAACTTTTGGAAGAGATACGTACCTAAGCTGTTGCTCCGGCAAAACTCTGCCTAAAAGCCCAATAGAGGCGTATTCTGTAAGCTTTATTCTAGAAGGAGTGAGCTTACAATTCATTCCTCCAACTCCAAGCATATTCAAGTGTCTAACCGCAAATGACTTGTCGTAATCAGCCTTGACCTCTATAAAACGATCTTCTGGAACAAACGGAAATAATGGCTTAAAATGTTCGTGAATTCCTACAAAGTACTCGGATTTTTTATGAAAGTTCTCAATAGCAAATTTAATACTCGGAGCTGAAGCAATCAAATCTCCAACCGCCGCGCTATTTAAACAGTATATAGTTTTGTCTCCAATCATTTTAATTCCTTGCCCAATGACGTTCTTCTGCAAAGTTCTTCAGCCAATTCCTCTGTTGTGAAATTTTGAAGCACTGAGAAGTCTTTTGGGGGAACTACGTCACAAAAGTACTCTCTGGAAAAACTTAGATCTGAGTCACAGTTTAAAAAATCTTCTATGGTTTTATAAAAGTCTTTTTTATCCATTCTTTGCCAGCCTGTCAACAAGTCCACAAATAAGGATAGTAGTTAGGATTGATAATACAAAAGCTGCCACAAAACTCAGCTGTCCTGTTAAAGCTAATTTAGCCATTATTTTACCAATCATAAAGCCAACAACAAGTTTTAAAACAAAAATCATATAAGTCCTTTAATTTTAAAAATAATTCTATCTAAAAAACTTAATTTTCTAACACTAGTCAAATCATAGTAGTGTGAGTAGTGGTACTTAATTCCGCCTAATTTGAAATCCCACCGAACATAAGGTTCTCCTTCCTCATTAAACTTTTTAACTGTACCAACTCCATTAATAGCGAAAAGCTCACACACAGCACTTGTAAAATGTTCTCGTTTCATTGATGAACACACTGAGTTCATTTCAAAAGATATATCAAGGTCGGAATGGAATTTAAACCCATACTTAGTCATTTTTACTTTATCGCCAATTTTTAATTTCATATCAATGTCCGTCCTTAAGGTTATATGCTATTTCTGGCTTAGCAATTAAAGGCATAGCCAGTTTATTAGTATTCTCCATGCAATTTTGCACCACTTGCTTAACTTTGTCAATACAATCTTTATGACATGACACAACAAGCTGGTCATGGATCTGGAGACTAACCCAAGCATCTAATCCATTTGCTAAAAATTCTCGCGACATAGCTATTGCTGCGCGATTAACAAGACTTGCCGCAGCAGACTGAATTGGAAAGTTTAAAGCGTTGTTAAGTAAATTGTTATATTCTTTTCGCACAAGTTTTAACTCATCCATGGGAAGTTTGTGCTTAAAACATAACTTAGGTAAGGCTTTAAAATCTAAAATAGAATCTCCAAACTTTCTATAAATTTCCTTAGCTCTTGGTAAATGTCTAACTCTTCCAAACTTTGAAGTAACTGTGCCGTTTCTCTTAACTTCAGTTAAATAACTATCCATGGCTTGCTTAAGTCCTGGAAAGGAATCAAAGTAGTTGTCAATAATAGTCTGAGCTTCTTCTTTTGAAATATTAAGCGTATAAGACAGTTTAACGTCTTTCATACCATATCTAATACCTAGCGCGTAAGCCTTAGCGTTTTGTCTAGCTATTGGGTTAACATTCTTCAAAAAGTTAGCAGCTTTCTTGTCAGCACTAACACCTTCAAGTTTCTCCGCACCAATCCCAACCTTGGAATAAAAATCTTCACCTTTTAAGAAAATGTCGATTAATGCCTGATCTCCAGCGTCGTCGGCAAATACTCGCGGCTCTAGAGATTCATAGTCATCGTCGATAAAAGCATATCCAGACTTAGGTATAACCAAAGCTCTTAGAGTGTTAGTAAAGTAAATAATTCTGGAATCGTCAGAACCCTCTTCCATCGGTCTTGATAATTGCTGAAGGTCCGAGCCATATCTCCCAGAAGTTGTTGCGTGTTGTTTGAATGATGGGTAGTAAATTCCATTCTCTTGCTGCTGCATAAATCTGTCGTAGTAGCTAGATTTAATCTTAGTAAGCTTGTTAAATACTCTTAATTCCTTAGCCCAAGCAAAACCATACTTCTCAGCTAAATGCTCTACGAAGTCCTCATTAAACTGACCCTTGCCACTAGGAGTCTTGGTCAATGGCTCAATCTTCATGTAATCAAACACAATCTTTCCTAGCTGATCTTTTGATCCAATGTTGACAGGATACTCCTGAGTTTCATAAAGACAATCCATTTGAACATTTTGCCAGAAAAGAGAATGGAAATTAGAAACAGCTCCTTCTGAAAGGAACTTATAAGCGTTATAAATCTCTGGAATGCTTGTATTTAGAGAAGCTACAGTTTTCTTATTAATCTGATATTTTCCACTAGCTAGTTTAGGTAGATTTAACTCTAGTATCTCACAGAACTTTTGTGCAAACTTTCCCGTAGGTTTAACCGGAAATTCTTCATCAACTAAATTCCTGACAAATTTTTGAGCCTCCGCAGTTTTCATAATTGCATCTACAACTTTCTCTTCACAACGCTCCAACTCATCACTAATTTCTTTTAGATACTGCTCAAGCTTAGGCATGTCGAGATGAACACCCCTATGCTCCATTTTTATCGTCACAAGCTTATACAAAGGCATTACCTCGTCTTCATAGAAAAGTGTGTGCAAATCTTGTTCAATAAGCTGAGTTTCAAAGTAGTTGAATAGGCGCAAGGTAATATCAGTGTCGGCAATAGCGTACTTGGATAAAACCTCCAAATCAGCCTTATACATATCTTTTTGTTCTTTAACCCAGCGTCCACCGTTAGCCTTTACATTTTGCTCAAGATCAAGCTGCTCTTGATTAGCAGCGTCTTGAGAGTCTAGTCCAATCTCTTTAGCATAAATGACAGCATTTTCTTTAAGAGCGAACGGACCTTCCTCATGCAATGTATGCTTCATAAGTTGAGTATCGGCATGTAAAGCTGAGATAAGGCTTATTCCCAGACTATTAGCAGTAAACCTAACATCAAAGCTTGCGTTATGCATTATAAGCTTCTTTAAGCTAAGTCTGGATAGAATGTCCGTTGCAACAGACAGCTCCCAGTTTTGAGGCATAAGCTCTTGAGTTTCCTTATCCCAGACATGCAGTGGCAAGTACCATCCAGATCCTTCAATACAAGAAACTGAGAATCCAATAACTTTATCCTTACGAACATTTAATCCGGTAGTTTCAGTGTCATAAGCAATGATGTCGTAAGAGTTTATTTCAGATAGGAGTTGGGGCATATTTTGTTCAGTTATAAGTTTATAATTTTTCAAAATAACTCCTCTATTAAAGAACTACGAAGGATACCATCAGCCCAAGCTATGTTATTATTGCATTTAATTTTATATGGCCATATAGTTTTAGCTGGAAAAGCATCTATCTCTACAACAATTCCAATTCCCCCAACTAAATAACCAATTGAACAATCGGTTATGATAATAGAATCTCCAACTTTTATACTTCCCACCCAAAATCTCCATAAGCTAAAAGATATAACCCCTCTGCTTTTCTTCTATCTTCTTTTGAAATCTTACCAGATTTAAAATAGTTAGTAAGTATGTCTTCCATGTAATCACTATTATAAAATCCAGCCAGTATGTGATTGCATTCGTCCAACAATGCGTCATCGCTTAAAGTTTCCATTTCCAGCATAAGAGTGGAATTTTCAAAGCATATATCATTATAGTCGATTAAAGCCTCTTTCACAGCAATTCCTTTTCCAAAGAAGTCAGTGGGTATTCATACACTATAAACGGTTCATAAGTTATTCTTCCCTTCATTCCATCTGAATATATGACAAGAATCTCATATTCGTTTATATCTGTTACAATAAATGAATAATCAAAAATTTTTAAGTTAGATAAAGAATAGCGTTCCCCAACTTTCAGTTGTTTTTTATACTTACATACTTTCTCTAGCTTTCTTTCCATCTCTTATAGACCTTTTAATTTGATATAGATCTTTCTTATCCAAAGAATCAGGAGAAACCTTGGCTATAACTTCTTCGATAAGTGTATCATCAACTCCGGACAGTGCCAAGCTAAAAACGCAAGAATTGAGTGAATTTATCCAAAGTCCAGACAATCCGGTGTGTGCATTAGTAAGAAAAAATTCCACGGCTTCTGGAATCGAATCTCGCTCCTTCCCATAAAGTAGCTTTACTACCTCCGATAACTCCTCTGGAACTTCGACTTGAGTTTCCTTTAAATTATACGTAACCTTTTCTTTTTCTGGAGCTTTCTTCGGCACAAGAAAATTTCCATCCTGCCAAAATCCAGCCTCCATTTTGGATGGAGCATACCATCTGGCATAGTCAGAGCATTGAGCGTCAAGTTCAGGGAATTGTTGCTGAAGCCAGTCCCATGTAGCGTCAAAATCTTCTGTGATAAGAATTGTTTTAGCAAGTGGGAATATCAGCCTAAACTTATGAAACTCTGGCGTGAAGCTAGGACTTGGAAGACACAGGCAAGCAAGTTCTAATTTCTGCACTCGCTTCTCAGCTTCTTCTATAGTTAGTCCAGAATCAACATCCAAGCTCATAAAGTCACAGGACAGGAAGTTGTTGTTGTTCCTATAACTGGAAAATATACAAGGACTCCAACCATAAGAGGTCACAGCGGTAATCAAATCTTCATCATTTGGTATTTCTACAATCTCTGGAAGGTTAGGACTGGAGGTTAATTTGGACTGTAGAATTTTATCATCTTTGTTTTTTGGAAGAAAATTAACTTTAGGGTAAATACTAATTTTCAAAATAACTCCAATGTCTAGTATAACTCTAACTCTAAGGATGAAAGTTCTTCTGCTGGTATATCGTGTACTCTAGAATAATACCAATTTCGTTGATTTTGGCAAATAAAATGTAACCTACGAGTATCTACCACTCCAATATAAGTCACGACTATTTTTCCAGAATAAATAGGAACTTTATATTTCTTATTAATTACTAGCTCATCTATTCTCATAAGTCTCCATTATCTCCGCTAAACTTTTCTACAACTACTACTACCTTACCACTAGGACTTACAACTTCTTTTATTAAATCATATGTGTGAGCTTTGTGCTTTTCTTCAGCAGACTTCATAGCTAGAAGCTCATTGTAGAACATTTTAAAAGTAGAGTATTCTGCCGTGGTCATTTTTCTAAACCCTCTAGTGTCGATATCATACGCCAAAAGTTTATTTTGTCCACGCTTAACTTTGTCAGTTTTATCCGCTTCACGGATCTTACAATAACCCCACCCCATAACACTTAGCTTAGCCTCTTCCTCAAGTCTTAGAACAGGTCTATGAATCTGGATAATATCACTACAAATATACTTATACTGTGAACATCCAAGAACTGCATCTGCGTCAAGAGGAACTTCTCCTTTCTGTCCCGCACCTTTATTTACCTGTGCCATTGGAATACCAAAAGCATTAAGCTCAACCGCCATTTCTTTGAGCGTGATCATAATAGAGTTTAGCGTTGATGGATCGTTCTCTCCAAGGCAGTGAATGTGGTCAATTGCAAATGCAGCAACGTCTCCAATAACTTCACGATATTTTAGAAGCTCTTTCTTGATCCAACCCATAGAAACTTCTCTAGACTTACCGGACTCATCGTAACGAGAAATAACATAGAGCCTTTCCGAAATCTCTGGACAATCTTCTGTCAGCTTAAACCAGCGTTGAGAAATCTTTTCATCGGTCATTTCTAAAGACACATACACCGCACAAGACTCCGGATTATTCTTAAGAATTTCCTTGAAGAAATAAAGAACAACTTCTGACTTACCAACTCCAGAATCTCCAATTACTCCGAGAAGTTCTTGCCTACTCCACTGGTTCTTAAGGCAATCGAACTCTTTTGGTCCGTTGACAAAAAGCTTTGTATTTAATCCGCCAGTTACTTTGCCAGATCTCTTAAGATCAGCCAAGCTTCTAACTCCCATTTGTTGCTTTCTCTTCTCATTAAAATTTGTCATCATGACCTCTCTCCTATATTAATTCTAAAATTAAACTACTCGCAGGAACTAATTCCACATGATCAAAGTCTTCTATAGCGCGATGTCTTATAATTGGATTTTTTTCAGGACTGTTTTCGTAAAAATAATAAGCCTCTCCCAGCAATTCATCTATAGTGGTAATTACTATCACAGTAGCTCCGTCGGCAGTCCAGTAGGAAGGTTTTATTATTACATATCTTCCAACGTTCATTCCTCAACCTCGGTGATTCCGTAGAATAGCTTAACACCTTCGATTCTTCTCGTCAATTCTTTATTATCAGAATCTATCTCTCTACAAAACCAATACACTGCCAAAATTGGACAAAAACCAACAGCGGAGTACAAAGCTAAAGAATCAATACCATCATTTAAGTATCTTTCTTGCACATACTTTTCATGAGCTTGTCTGTACTGCCCTATCTTAAATTTCAAAATAATTCCCTTTCTAAACTTGAGGCTTGAGATAAGTAAGTGGTATTAGTCCAAACATAACTATCAATCCAATCACTAGCTGTTTTTGAATTTATATATACGTGTTCATTAAAAACAACTAGAACGTTATAAAAATTAGTTTCATGATCATACGTCTCTATGTCATATATCTTTCCAAGACCTTCGTACGTAGGCTCTCTACAAATAACAACATCTCCGATCTTAAAATCCATATAAACTCCAAAGAAGAAAGGGGCTTTTCAGCCCCCTTTTTATTTCTCTAGATCAGCGGTAATTTCCATCTGCACAAACTCAAGTCGTCCACCCGGACCAAAGTCAGCGACTTTTTTCTCAAACTCTTTCTTGTCAATAACACCTTTGTCAAGAAGTCTTGCAAGCTTAGTGTCTGGACGAGAAACGTAGAGAGTCTTTCCGGTCATGTTAACTCCGTTGATAATAACTTCTGTGTTCTTATCAAGTCTAAGAGCGTACAGTTTACGACCTTTTTCATCTGTCTTGTATTCTCCATCAAGACGATTACCTTCCTCATCAAACTGAGATTGTAGAATAATACTTCCTACAGTAGCATACTTACCCTTCTGTGCTTTCGCCATTTGTTCCTCCATTAGTTAAGCCGTTAGCTTCGTTTTGTTGTTGATTGTTAGCAAATCCGTTAATAATTCCTTCAATAGCTGCTTCAGTTCCCAATGCTACTAGACTGTCTGAAATTCTTTTCCAGATTGTTAAAGCACTTCTAAGCTCTGGTTCTGAGGTGTCAAAAGTTTCATCCAATAATGGATAAGCTGCCATGGCTTCCATAAGTCTATCTTTTTGACCGTGACGAAGAATCGATCTAGCATTCCTAAACTCTTCTTGATCTGAAAGAATATTCCTAACTAATGTCTCTGTTACTTCTGCTTTAGATACAACTCGTCCTGCATTTTCCATTATAAGTCTCCTGATGGGATTGACGTAGTAGCTTGTTTAGCACTATTTTTTCTAAATGATCCACGACTAGCCGCTGGAGTTGATTCTACAATAACTTCTTCTAGCTTGTCAATATTATTTACTGGAGCTGTTGAAATAGTAATATTAGAAGAGCGTCTTCCAATTTCAGGACTTTCCAGATCAGCCTCAGCCATGTCTTCTGTTGGGATAGCAAAAGTTTGAATAAGTGCATACTTTAAAGCAGCAGACAAAGCTTTATTAGTAGCCTTATCTCCAGAATCTAATCCCTCTGCTGGAATTGGTCCAACTGTTACTTTAGAACCATCTTCAGCAAAAAAATCATACTCCATTAGAATTGTCACATGCTTATCAACTCCAGCCTTTCCAGAACCTCTAGTGACTTCCTTTAGCTCGTGCTGCTCACTAACACAACGAGGAGCCATAAAAACTCCATGTTTTGTAAGAGCTGGATAAAGGGAGTTCACAAACTGATCAATTCCTCGGAACTTGAATCCTTGAGCTTGATTTTTTTGATCTTTTCCAACTGAACCAATGTCTCGCATAACTTCGGACATTTTCTTATAAATTAATCCTGACATTTATACCCCCAATAGACTTAGAGTATCTTCTAAAGCAGCTCTGTTAGCTTCTTCGATAGTAGCGGCAATAGCTGGAATAGATACTTTCTTTGTAATAATATTACCTTTACCTTCAACACCAGGTCCAAAAATAGTCAAGTTAAGAGTTGAAGCTACTTTACCTGCTTGACCAGAATTTGATAGATTAAAACTTAGATCAAATCCTCCGTTCTCTGGAACTAGTTTTTTAAGACGTTTTGAAAATTCTTTGTCCATTTTAATTCTCCTTTAAATGGTTTAAGTTATTCTTATTCATAACTCTTTCGATTAAGAACTTTTTAGCTTCGTATAAAGCATATTCATAACCGTTAGTAGTCACTTCCTCTACTTTATTTATTGTAGCAGCTTTTGAATCAAAGTCAAACGCAATTTCTAAAAGTTTAAATCGATCATCTCTATCTTGGATTACAGAAAATCCAATACCGGGTAAACTTTGTTCTAAAGCATCTTGTTTGGCTTCAACTCCCTGCATTTCTCCAAGCTTAGTTTTGAGCTGTAGAATAATATCCACAAGTTCTTTCTTTGACTTTTTTTCTAAGTCAGTCATAATAATTCCTCCATTAGCGATGATGAAAGTATAATTTCACTAGGTTTAAATGGAAATCCTTCGGATTCCCAGTATAATAATTTATTTGTGCAATAGTAAAGCTGTTTTCCAGAAGATATATCCATGACTATCCACTTAGATCCAACAAAATCTGGCATATCTGGCTCACTGATACAAATAACAATATCGCCAATTTTAATTCCGTTTTTTAAGCCCATCCATTCTCC